CTGGGATTATCCAAATTATAGTAAAAACTACATATTAACAGCAGACTGTGCTAGAGGAGATGGCGGAGATTTTAGTGCGTTTCACGTTTTAGATATTGAAACGATGGAACAGGTTGCTGAATATAAGGGGCAATTAACTACAAAAGATTATGGCAATTTACTAGTGAGTGTGGCGACAGAGTACAATAACGCATTGTTGGTTGTAGAAAATAATAATATAGGATGGGCTACATTACAACAGATCATAGACAGAAATTATCAAAATACATTTTATAGCGCAACTGATTTAACCGTTGTAGACGTGGAAAGATCATATTCCAATAAGTTAAATTCAGCCGATAAAAAATTAGTTGCTGGATTTACTACAACTAGTAAAAATAGACCGATGATTATAAGTAATTTAGAATTATTTTTTAGACAAAAACAAATAATTATGAAGTCTAAAAGGTTATATGAAGAGTTAAATGTTTTCATTTGGAACGGTCATAAAGCCGAAGCTATGAGAGGTTACAACGACGATTTAGTAATGTCTATAGGTATTGGTTTGTGGGTTCGTGAAACTGCTTTGAAACTTAGAAACGATCAAATTGCTTATAACAAGGCTATGATTTCTAATATCTCTAAGGTTTCCAGTCAAATAATACTACCTAAAGAAGTAAGTGCAGTACCAGATCATCATAAAACTATGGAATTTACAGTTAAAGATAAAAAAGAAAGTTTAACTTGGTTAATGTAAATACTTATATACTAGAATAATATATGGCAGATCAATCATTTCAGGAATTAAGAAATCGTTCATTATTTGCACGTTTGAAACGTTTGTTTTCAAACGATGTAATCGTTCGTAATATCGGAGGTAAAAAGTTAAAGGTTATTGATACGGATGAAATTCAGTATGCTACGGATCGTAATAGTTTAAGAGATCGATTTAATAGATTGCGTACAAGTTCATATAATCAATATACCAGAGATTTTAATTTATCATATCAAAGCAGTCGTGTAGAACTATTTCGTGATTATGACTGTGTTGGTCCTGATACAATCATACCTCTACCAGATGGTACTAAACCAACTATAGCTGAACTAACGGAGAGATATAAAGATAAACCCCAAGAAAGATTTTATGTATTTTCATACGATCACGAAACTGACAGTATAAAATTAGGTAAAGCATTTCATCCACGTAAAAAGGCAGGTAAACGTCAGGGATACAAAGTTACATTTGATAACGGACAGTATGTAGTTGGAAGTTTGAAACATCCGTTTATGATGCGAGATGGTTCATATAAACGAATTTTTGAACTAAGAGTCGGTGATTCAGTGATGCCATTTTATGAACATGAATATGGTTATAAAAAGAATGGAATTAAACCTTATAGACGAGTTTATAATTTTTCTAAAGGTTATCAATCAATACATAAAATGGTTGTGGAACAATTTCAGAGAAAGTTGAATGGTGATGAAGTAATTCATCATAGAGATTTTAACGGGTTTAATAATTCTCCAGAAAATTTACAAATAATGGACCGAAAAAATCACTATGAATTTCATGCTAACCATAGTAAAAATGTAATATGGAGTGATGAAAATTATGAAAACCAACTCAACAAATTAAAATCACATCCAAATTATATTAACCGTGAGTTTCATCATTGGGATGGAGAACGAAATGGTGAGAATAACCCGTTTTATGGAAAAGAACATTCTAATGAATCGAATGAAAAGCGTTCAGAGACTCTTAAATCTGTATTTGTTAATAGAGATCAAACCGGAGAAAAAAATCCAAAATATAGAGGTGATGTAACATTTGATAATGTTAAAGAAAAAGCATACGAATATTACAAAGAATATTCAAAAATCAATTTGTGGGATTTCATTAAACATATAAAGTGTGATCATTCTACTCTTCAAAATCGTCTCAAAAAAGAGAAGCATGACTGGAAATCTTTTAAACAAGAAGTAGAAACTACATTAAATCATAAAATCGTATCTATTGAGATGGTGGGTGAAACAGATGTATATGATGTCACAGTTGAGGAGTATCATAACTTTGCGACTGATAGTTGTTTCGTGAAAAATACAATGGATATGGATCCAATTCTAGCATCTGCATTGGACATTTACTCGGATGAATGTACAACCAGAAATGAAATGGGAGAAATTCTACAAATCAAATCCACAAACGATGAAATCAAGAATATATTACATAATTTGTTCTACGATATTCTAAATATTGAATTCAATCTTTGGAGTTGGACTCGTTGTATGGTTAAGTACGGAGATTTCTATCTTCGTCTGCATATTAGTCCTGAATACGGAGTCTACATGGTAGAACCTCTGAGTACCTATTATGTTACCCGTGTAGAAAATGCTGTGTTGACAAACAAGAACTTTGTTAAGTTTCAAGTCAATCTTCCATATGGAAACAAAATGGAAGATTTAGAAAATTATCAAATTGCACATTTCCGTTTATTGAGCGACAGTAACTTTTTGCCATATGGAAAATGTTTAGTCGGTGAAACTCACGTTGATACCGAATTTGGTTCTAAATATATAAAAGATCTACTCATTGGAGAAAAAATATGGTCTTTCAATACAAATAACAAATTGTTCGAATTAACCAGTGTAAAAAACAAAATCAACTCTGGTGTAAAAGAGACTATCAAAATTAGAACTCAACACAATTTTATAGAATCTAGCAAAACCCATCCTATTTTAACTTTTAATAAAGTTACAAATGAATTGGAATACAAACAAACGTCTGATGTCAAGATTGGAGATTTGTTGTTAATAAACGCCAATGAAAACAAAAAATCAAAAATTTGTTATATTAACACAGATTTGGTCGGTTTTAACAAAAACGGATGGAAAAATAATGTTATCAACTTACCTAACAACATAGACTGCGAGTTTTCTGAATTAATGGGATTTATGATTGGCGATGGGTGGTTGAGTGGAGAAAATACTAGAGTGAATTTTGCTATAGGGACAGATGATATACAAAACAAACATTATGCGTCTATTTTAGAAAAATATTCGGGGAAAATCGGAAATTGGTTGTCTCCCAAGAAAAATTCAGGCGGACAATTTTATGTTGATAACAAAATGTTGGCAACTGTATTGTTTAATAATGGGTTGATTGGAAAAGCAAAAACTAAAAGAATACCAACGTGGGTGTTTGAATCAAGTGAAGACATACAATTAGCTTTCATTAAAGGATTGACAAACGCCGATGCGTGGAGTTTTGATGATGGATTTGCCAACAGATATACAATTTCATTATGCAATAAAGATTTGATATATGATTTCAAACGTCTTTTACAATTTAATAATATAAAATCGTCAATACCAACTGAAGATGATACCGTTTCAGAGGTGACTATTTGTGGAGTTGATTGTATTAAACATGGGGAATATTCAATAAATTATTATTTGGAAGGCAACAAAAAACAACAACTCAAAAAATATAATCACTTAGACAATTCTAATATATTGTTGGAACCAGTTGTTAATATTGAGTTTACAGGAGAAAAAGAAACGTGGGATATTCAAGTTGAATCGGAAAATTCAAATTTTGTAGCAAATGGCGTCGTCGTTCATAATTCGATGTTGGAAGGCGCACGACGTGTTTGGAAACAATTAAGTTTGATGGAAGACGCAATGTTAATTCATCGTATCATGCGTGCACCTGAAAAACGTATTTTCAAAGTTGATATTGGTAGTATACCTCCAAATGAAGTTGATAATCATATGGAACGTATTATGAACCAAATGAAAAAGACTCCTTATTTGGATCAACAAACAGGAGACTATAACTTACGTTTCAATCTACAAAACATGGTTGAAGACTTTTTCTTACCTGTTCGTGGTAGTGATAGTGGTACTAGTATTGATAATTTACCAGGTCTTGAATGGACAGGAACCGATGATATCGAATATTTACGTAACAAGATGATGGCGGCACTCAAAATTCCTAAGGCATTTTTAGGTTATGATGAATCTCTATCTGGTAAAGCTACATTAGCAGCTGAAGATATTCGTTTTGCTCGTACAATTCAACGAGTTCAAAGAATTATTGTTAGTGAATTGAATAAGATCGCCGTTATTCATTTATATTCACAGGGATACCGTGACGAATCGTTGGTGGATTTCAGCCTTGAACTTACTAATCCATCCACTATATTTGAAAAAGAAAAGATTGATGTTTGGAAGAGTAAGGTTGATGTTAGCAAAGACATGCAAGAAAATAAATTCTTCAGTAAAAAGTGGATTTATGAAAATGTATTTAGTCTTACAGATCAAGACATGATCGAATTACAAAAACAACTTATCGACGATGCTAAGGGAAATTATAGATTTAAACAAATCGAAGAAGAAGGAAATGACCCAGCTATTAAGTTCTTAAAATCAATCGACTCTGATAAAGAAGAAGGTGGTGGTCCGGATGGAGGAACTGCGGATGAAACCGATAGTGGATTGACCGGTGGAGATTCGGGCGGTACACCGCCAACCGAACCGCCAACCGAACCGCCAACTGAACCAACGCCTGTAGAACCAGCAGCTGCTAGTGGTGGCGAAACTAAAGCTCCTACTCCTGCCAAGTTATCTGAACGTGATCAAACTGGCAGAAAAAATGCAAGAAAATATCCATTTGGCGAAGATCCACTTGGTACATTAGAAAACAATAGACGTAGTGATTTATCAGTAACTCACAAGTATAAAAACAAATCTCCGTTATCATTAGAATCTCTCAAAGGACTGACTAATATGTTAAATACAGTTGAAGAGGAAAAGAAAATTTTAAGAGAAGGAGAAGAAAAATCCTACATGGATGAAAGAAATATAAAAGAATAAACACAAATCCTATATATTTAAGGAGTTCAGATATATTTATAATTAATATTATGCATAAGAAAGCAAAACATTCAAAATTCAAGAATGCCGGAATATTATTTGAACTTCTTACGCGTCAAATAACTGCGGATATTTTGGCGGGTAGAGATGAGTCGTTTACCAAAAATTTGATGTTTAAGTACTTCCACGAAAGTAAGGAACTTGGCAAAGAAGCACAGTTATACAATTTTGTAATACAACAAACCAGCAAAGACGAAAACGCAGCTGATCGTATTTTAAATGTAGTACTACAAACTCGTTCAAAGTTAGACGAACTTGAATTGAATAAACAAAAATATAACGTAATTAAAGAGATAAAAGAAAAATATAACATTGACGAATTTTTAAAGAATAAAATTCCAAATTATAAATTATATGCTTCAATTTATAAATTGTTTGAAACCCAATCAGATTCGAACGTTAAGTTTGATATTACGGAATTAATAGAATCCAGAGAATATATAGTTGAGAACTTAACTAAGGAAAAGAAGAGTGATGAAGAAAGTTTGGACGTTTACGGATGTCAAAGTGCTGAAGTAAGATTGTTAGCTTATAAGTTTTTAATAGAAAATTTCAATACCAAGTATAGTAATTTATTACCGGCTCAAAAGAAGTTACTTAAAGAGTATATTACAAACATCAGCAATTCGAGCAAATTCACCAAATTTGTAAACGAAGAATATAAGAGAGTCAGTGTCATTCTAAAAGACAATCTTCAAACAATTAAATCTGATATAGTAAAGATTAAAATTACAGAGATAGTTAGTCAGTTTTCCACTAAAAATGTTATTGGTGTAGTCCGAGAAAATCAATTAACTTCATTGTTGAACGCTTACGAATTGGTTGAAGAAATTGAAAAGTTAAAGAATGAAACCACACCTAAAACACAAGATTAAGAAACTCTTAAGTAAATTAAGAGCTAAAAATGAGGCTAGTACCACAGGTACAGGTCCAGTTGCTTCTGGTCCTGTTGCTGTAGGAGGAGATGCTGCTAGAACACCGTTTGCGTTCTCAAAGAGGGGAGCTAGACCAGATACTTATACACAATTAGGTTATACGTTAGCTAAACCGATCAACCGAAGTGCTAATTACAAATTAGAAAATCAAGTATATAGTCAACCAGCATATGCAACTCCTGCTTTTAATATAGAACCAGCAGACACATATACAGATGAAAATGGTTTGGTTCAACACAACGATCCTGATATGGATCCTAATTTAATTGGATATAAACAAGGTAGTTTACCATGTACCGAAGGTTTTAATGGGATGAAATATGAACAAGAAGGTCAACCTCAAACTCCTCAACAAAATCCCTCTGTACCCGTTCAACCAACTGTTCAACCAGTTAAATCACAAACACAACCGTCTGTAGATGTAAAAACCTACGATGTATTACCCGACTTTACTAAATTTGATACTAAATTAAAAAGTGGTACGGAATCATTAAAAAACAATTTACAAAAAACTATACAAGATAAAATTTTAGGCAAAAAGATTGTTGTGAGAGCTAGTAAAGGATATAAACAGCCAGAAACTGATTATACCATAAACGTTACAGGAGTAACAATTGATTATTATTATGATAGATATGTAATTATCATAAACGGACGTGAAGAAAATAAACAAAAAGTTGCTAAATTCTTCATTAAACCAGGATTTTCTATTAAGATATTAGGCTCTGCAGAATTAAAACCAAAAGATCGATATCAAGTTGCTAAATCCCAAGCACTTGTTAATCCTCAGCAATCAGCAACGCCTACAAATACGGTAACATCAGATGAAGAAAACTCTCCACCTGAACCAAAATCCGATACCAAAGAACAACCTTCTACACAACCCAAAGTATAATATGAAACAAGTATTGATTGATGTAATGCCATTTGAATTTAAGAGATCCGCCTTAAATGAATCGCTTAAGGACGGAAAACTACTAGTTAGTGGTGTATTACAACGTGCTGATGCAAAAAACCAAAATAATCGACTTTATCCCGAAGATGTACTAAAAAGAGAATCTGAAAAGTACATGCAAAATTTTGTAAAACAACGTCGAGCTATGGG